AGCTGGGGAGGTTTTATCCTCCCCAGCCTTTCCAGGGCGACCCATAGCGATAACTAGGGTTCCCATTTAATTATTAGCTGTAGTTCGACTTAGCAACCAACACTCGGAAGAACCGAGGGTCCAACTGTTTGGCAGCATAGAACGTCTTGAAGGACGCTACGATACGCTGTCCGTAGGGGTCGGATTTGTCGGGCGCGTCAATGATGGTGACCTTAGGCGCGAAGGGCGAGCCAGAAGCCACAATCGAGGACAAGCTGGGTACGCCGAAGGATCCGCCGCCGAGCAACACGTTGGCATAGCCGGTGTTCGCACCAGTCGTTCCAACGCTGTTTTCAGCGATACCAGAGGCGGACGTGTTAAACGTCTGCACGTTGGTGCTGGACACAACGCTAACGCCGAAGAGTTTCCCAACTTCGCCACGGAAAATTTGATCCGGAGCGGAGTAGCTGGAAACCTTCAACCAATCATCGTCCTGCTGAAGATCGCGGATAACGGCAGGGTGCGCGACAAGCGCGTAGCCGTCCTTGATCTTAGGAGCGCGGGCGATGAACAGCGAGGTCGCGCCATCGAGCAAGTCGGTGGCAGTGATCGAACTGTTAGCAACCGAGCTAGTGGCCCAGGTCGTTCCGTTGGTGCTGTTCTGAGCATAACGGTTGTACGACTTGGTGGCCACGCCGGTGCCGGTGCTGGTCGAGGAATCCTGAACCAACGCACGGTGGCAGAGGGTGTCGGCGTGCAGAGCAGCGTCTTCACCTAGTTGCTTGGTGGCTTGGGCGAGGTGGCTGAACAATTCGGTGGCCAAGAGAACGTCCGTGAGGATGATCTTGGAGCCGTACTGTACAAGGGTCGCTTCAACCGAGGAGAGGGTCAGATCACGCTCGTCACCGCTGACGGAAGTAGTACCTTCCGAGAGGTTGGCGATTGCGCTGATTGACGGATCTCCGAAACGGAAGAATCGGATGGTTTTGTTCCCGCCCGTTTTGGTGGGGTAAGGAACTTTCATTGCGAACTGCTCCATTTGGAGCAAGGGGAGCGCACGCTCCAGCAACGCCTTCGAGAAGTACGTCTGGAACTGCGCCGAGACTGAACCAGTGGTAACCATATTAGTTTATATCCTTTGTTGACAATTAAGCTCGGTCAGCTTCCGCAGCCATCTTAAAGAGTTCCTTTTCCTGCTCCTCCAGGGAGAGTTCATGGAACGCTTTAGTCTTTTTCGGCGCGGACGGTTGACCAGAAGCGGGCATTGTCGCTTTTCTGAGTTGAACGAGTTCTCGTTCATACTCTGCAACCTTCTTTTCCAAATCGGAGGCGGACTCCGCTTTCAATTTAACCTTGGCAATCCCAACCGCATCATTGATCCCATTGGGATAATTACGCAGGATTGCGTGGGTTTGAAGCATTTCCGATACAGCCTTGTAGAGAGGTGTCGAGGAATCCTTTAGATCAGGATTGGCCTCAACCTCTTTGTGCAGATTTTCATCCCAAGCGCGTTTCAGTTGTTCCTGAATTTTTGCTTGGCTTTCCCTCTGCTCTTCGGTCTCGACTTCAGTGGCTTTGTTGTCGGCGAGTTTTGCAAGATCATCGCGGCCTTCCTCGCGATAGCTTTTTGCCGCCTCTCGGTAATCTTCTGCGCTAAAGCGGCGACTTCCGCTCTTCTGCGCTTCAGCACTAGGCTGTGTAGCCTGGTTTTTGGCGTTCTCAATGGAATCACGCTCCGCTTTTAATCTTGCTTTCTCCGCTCTGACATCTTCCCACTCTTTTTCAAGACGCGACTTAGCCTTCTCGTATCGGGTAGGCTTCTTCTCTTCGGAAGCCGACTCCGACTTGGTTTCATCAGGTTGCGTTGTTAAAGAACTTTTCGCTTCTTTGGATTTCTCCTCAGTTGCGGGTGCTTCACTCGAAGCATCCTGTTTGTTTGTTTCGGCTTCTTCAGCAGGCGCGGGTGTCTGCTCGTTATCTCCGCTTGAAGCTTCCGCTGTTTCTGTTTCAACCTTCGGCTCATCCTCTGGTACCGTTTCCAATCCTGCATCAGAAGCAGCCGCAAGTTTCAACATATCCAGTTCAGTAACTTCTTTTGAATCGGCCATTTGACCCTTTCTTACACTAATTGCTCTGGGAGTCAGTCAAAGCACTAGGTTAGTTTGCCACTGGTTCATCCTCTCCATCACCGTAGCCAGCAATGGCGGAGTTTATTTTTGTGGTCGCAAGAGACTCAAGAGTCGCTACACAACCACGGAAACCTTTAGCATATCCACAAGCGTCCGCAAGTCCCTCTGATTTCTTGGCTATGGCATTGGCATTTTGCCGTAAAGTAAGATTAAGTAAGATTAGGCTCAACCGTTTTCCGGTAGGCGTGCCAAGGAACGCAGTCCACGATTTCTCGTCCTCCTCATTCCACTTAGGCTCTTCAACCCAAGCTTGATCCCGAATAAACGCCAATGCTGCCTTTAGTTTTCTCATAGTTTTATCGCCCAAGAATCACCTTGGAAAAGTACGGCTTCTTTACCTGTAAGCGTCTCGTGTATAGCCTTTTGTACATCTTTGAAACTCCAATCGTGTCCAGCAAGGACCGCTCCATCACGAAGCTTCGGCCTCCAACCTTTGATGTCAGCCAAAACTGCTTCATACCTATGATCGCCGTCCACATAAATAAAATCTAAATCACTATCTTTAACATGCGCCAATGCGTCAAGGCTTTTCCCACGACTGTAGAAAACATTGCCCAGCGGAGTGGTACGCTCTTGAAACGCCTCAAAAACAAATTTCATCGGACATTGCTGACTTGCCCTATCCTGAATATCGTACCCGTTTAGCCAAGGATCTACAGCCAATACTTCCTTGAAATGCTTGGCTATGACAACCGTACCCTCGCCACTATACGAACCAATCTCAACCGCCTTTCCAACCGCGCCTTGCTGATTGGCCCACTCGCATAAATGCTTTAAGCCTTCCGTTTGGAAAGCATCACGCATTACGGGTACTTTCATCCAAACGGTTTAGGAGATGAATAACCTGGTGTCGAGATATTTTTTTGCTGTGCAGGCTTGGGCATTCCAAAATTAGGATTACCCATTTGTGAGGCATAATTCTGCACGCCTTGCTGAAGAATGTTTGAATAATTCTGCATGGCTTGGTTGTTTGCAGGTTTTGTAATTAGTGGGATCGGCTGCTTTGATTGAGCCGGAACAGGTTGAGCAGGGATTGGTTGAATTGTGGCTTGCCTTTGTGTGGCCGCAACCTGCTGGGCCATCAAATCATTATACATTGACTTACGCATGGCATCATCTTGTGAATTGAATACCTCTCCAGATGGAATTGAGTAAATTGGACCTTCATCATCCTGGGGAAAATTACGCGGGGGTAATGGCACCTTTGGATTACCTGGGACAGGAAGTCCAGGCATTGGTACAGTACGTCCAGGAAGTCGAGAAGGTGTTGATGGAGGAAGTTTATAATCGCCTCTTGAGAACTGATCCATGGTTACAGTATAACTAGAAATATCAGGATTTTGTGCAAGAAGCTGATTGTACTCAGCTTTTGAAATTACTCTTCCTCCAGATATTCCACCAGTATCATGATAATAAGATCCATCCTGTCGTATAATATATAAATCAGTTCCAGGTCCATCTGGCATTGGTGCGGGACGAGGTGCTGGATTTGGAGATGGCTTGGGAGTCGGCGTTGGAATTGGTTTTGGAATTGGTTTTGGAATTGGTTTTGGAATTGGTTTTGGAATTGGTTTTGGGGTTGGCTTGGGAGTTGGGCGTTGCGACATATTAAATTACCTGTGGTTGAATTTGTTGCTGTAGTTGTGCCTGTTGAGGTGCCATCTGTTGCTGTTGTTTAGCCTGTTGAGCCGCAGCATCACGAAGCTGTTTTTGTATAGCACGAGAAGTGTTGGGGTCAATTTTCTCCAACGCAGCCAAGTGTTGCTGGAGGTGCGCCATCAACACCTGCATGGCCGCCTGGTCGACAGGCTGCTGGCGTTGTTGCGCCGCTTGGTTAAATGCAAACAACACCGAGATATGCGCCTTGTGGTCATCGGAAGGTTTAATGGCAACAGGGAATCCGGTGGCAAGCATGGTTGCAATTTCTGTTGCCTGATCTTCGGCCTGATCGCCGGAAGCGGCTTGAGGATCTTGGAACAACCGGCGAACCAAGGAAGGATCGTCTTGTTCCAACACCGACTTGACCAATTCGCCTTGGTTGACGAATGGATTGTTTTGGAACATCTGCATCCGAGCAACCGACTTCTGCAACGCAAACTGGCGATTGATAAAGTCCAATCCACCCTTCGGTTCGATGGAGTACTCGGCATGGATACCTTCCGGAACCATCTGTCCGGTTTCCTCCGCATAGCGATACATCAAGTCTTTCTTGTTGTACTGCGTGTAAAGCGACCAACACTGCTTGAACAAATGCGCCAAGCTCATGCGGAAGATTCGGTTTCTCAAGTCACCGGAAGCTGCGGCCTGACCTTGGATAGCCTGCACTTCGGTTGCAGTCTTTCGATCCGCACCAGAATACTGCCCAGCCGCACTCATATCGAACTGACCCATGCGCTGTTCGGCCAGCATACGTTCCTCCAGCATCAAACGCTGGAAGTCGAATGGAGGTTGGCTGAACTGAACCGGCTTTAGACCCTGTGGCAGAATCTGCCCAGGTTGCATCTTCAGATTCGCTGTGTTCAGCGAGATCGGGTTCTGTGCTTCAAAAACGGGTCGGTTGGCAAGCTCCACATAGTCCGAGAGGCTGTTCTTTAGTTTATTCAGCAGGTTCTCGCCTGGGAGTAGGATTTCCGCCACTCCTCTAGGGCTATACCAACCGCCCCCTGTGACCTCATAAGGGAAATCAACAAAAGGTGGTTCACCGTGGTTATACGGCAAAACGAAAGGTTTACGGATGTCGGTCTGGATCTGAAGAGGGCTGTAGGTTTCTACCTTCCAACCATCCTTGGTCGGCGTATGCATCTCCCAAAGAATGATGCGATCATTCTCACCTTCCTGAGTAATTCCTTCGCGTCTATAAATCTCATCCTGAATTTCACTTCGTAGGCCCACCGATTTGGAGGGTTTACCAGAAATGATCTTGATAAGTTCCTCGTCCTGCTTGTAAGCGGGATTTGCCTTATAGGAGTCGACTGAAGTTGAGATGATGTGAACAATGAAATCGGCATCTTTGAACTCCTTGGTATACGAAGGAACAATTATATGGAAAGGGTCAATAGCGTCAAACCGAATCTGCTTCTGGTCCTCATCCCAAATCACCTTGGCCACGCCACGGCCATAGAGCAGGATGTTGTCGATGACGGAAACAATCTCCTTCTGGAAATTGGTCTTCTCGCGCATGTTGTAATCAAACCAGCGTTCAGCCGAAACCGTGATCGGAGTCAACTGCTGGCGCATGGGAACAAAGCTGGAAAGGATGTCGTTACCGATTGCGCTGTTGACAAAGCTGGGCTTCAGCTTCTCAATGGCAGTATCAATCAACTGAACGTGCAAATCGGCGGCAGTAGGCCAAGGCTTAACCTTGCGGCGAACACCAAAGTATCTGGCTTGATAAAACAACCGCTGGCGGTTCTCCCAGCTTTCGCGCTGGTTTAACGCTTCCAATACCCTTTGATAATACGTTGCCCTTTGATTTTTATCAGCCATTATTTTTCGCGCTCCCGCTTTAGTTCGTATGACAGATCGTTGACGTAATGCAATGCTTTCTTTGCCCAAGCTTTAACAGCGGGACTTGCACTGCGAATTTCTTGATAATTTTC